TGCCCCCCAAGAAATGCCTGGCGAAATGCAGTCTGAATTAGACGACATATCAGGATCTGACCGAGAAGAGGCTAAACAAGCCCTCACACAAATTATTAAAATTTTACAACAAATGGTATCTCAAGGTGCATCTGAAGAAGAAATCCAAGCTTTTCTACAACAAGTAGGCTTAACTATGGAAGAACTACAGATGGCTAGGGAGATGTTTGGTATATGAAGAATATGCGAGAAATGTTAGGTGGAGCTGGTAGAACTATCTCCAACATGGATAGAGCTATAGCAGCAGGTATGGGTTCACCTATGTATGATGACAATGAACCAAGATTTGAAGATAGATCTCCTGAAAACCAAATATTCTCTATTGATACTGCCATAAGCAACCTAATGTCTACATACGATATGGTAGTTCGTAACCAAGAGTTTGAAAGAGCACAGATGATTGCCGACCAAATTGACCAGTTACAACAGCAAAAGATTGGTATACAGGCTCAAAATGACCCATTTATATTACAAAAAGGCTCTTTAAGTAATTTATCTGATAAGGCAGGTCCTATGATAGGAACTCTTAGCTCAATGAATATTAGAGAAATGTTGGGAGAAGGTGGTAAAACTATATCAAATCAAGACAGAGAAACTATATCTGACCTGCTAGACTCTATATCCCAGTAGCCAAGCATGGCTGCAAGAAAGGAAATACTTTCAGACCTAAGCACCAAGATAGCTGATGGTAATATTAGTGATGCCTATCGTACTTTTGAAGACTTACCTGTTGTAGATCAGATAGCTGTTAGTATCTCCCCTGGTGTCGGTGATGCTCTTGCAGCCTATGAGGTTGGTGAGTTTGGTCGTAGAGCCAAAACCAACATACAAGACCAAGACAGACTAGGTGCAGCAGGTAATATAGCCTTATCTGCTCTATCAGGTATTAGCTTAATACCATTATTTAGATTCCTTAGAGGTGCAAGAGGTGTAACAAAATCTGCTACAAAAGCAGTGGACTCTCCTATAACTCTTAAACCCCCTGTTGAAGAGCCGTTACCACTTGCACCGCCTAAGGAGCCAAAGGTAAAACTACCCAAAGTCGAGCCTTTTAAACCTAAGGGTATCAAAGAGATAAGTTATCAAGCAGGAAATGTTGAACTGGGATCAAAAGCTAGGAAGTGGGTCAACGGCATTGAGCAGCCAAATATAACAACCCTAGGTAAAAAAGTACAAAAACTACCTGCAGAGCAATGGGTACAAAGACTCCAAAACGCTGGGGTGCCGAAAGGTGAACTAAGACTATTAAATATTTTAGATGAGTCCAACTCAATACACCCTAAATTAATAATGTCTGCTGATGCAAAAAAATCTTTATCAAGACAAAACCTTGATGATTACATTGCTAGATCCCAACGTGATGCTATACAAGTTCGTAGCACACCAAAAGATATTCTGGAATCAGAAAGTTATAGACCAGATTTTGTAAATCCAGCTACACAAGAACAATTTAATTACTTTGTAAAAGGTTCTGGCGAGTTAAGAAACAGACCACACCATAACAATAAATTAAAATACCCTGATGGCAAAACTGGAGATAATGCTTATGTTTTTGATGGTACGGCCAAATACAATGTTATGGACAGACTAGGTGACTACCGTGCTAATGTAGGTGGTGTACGAGAAACATTATCAGACTCTGATTTTGAAACCATAAAAGATGCTTTATATGAACTTGATCTTGATAATTCTCGTGCAGGTATTAGTACAGGCAAAAACATTTTTAGAATGCAATCTGACTTTCAAGAAGAGGTTGCAAAAATAATACGTAGACCTCAATTAAAAGATCACTTAACTGCTAAAGCTAATTTTGCTGCTGTTGCAAAAATACCCCGTGTTTTCCAAGAAGCTAATATATCAATTAAAGATGCTATATCTGTAGGTCCAGATGCAAAGATTGCTGGTACTCAAAGGACTAACATTATAAATAATTTTAAACCAGAGTTTGACGCTGCTCTACGTGCTAATGACGAACAAGCTATGCGTAAAATACTAGGAGATGATTTATACAAGACATTTACTGATACTGAGTTTGGCACAAGAGTGCCTGGTAAATACTTTGCACCTAGTGATGAACTAGATGAGCTAGCAAGTGTCGTTAAGTTTATAGAATCAAAAATACTAACCTCCCTTAAAGGTAAAGGTAAATCAGGATACGTTAAATTGACTCCAAAGAATATAATAAAAATGTTTCCTAAATTAGAAGACTTTTCAAAGATTAATTCTAATTTTGACAATGTTGTAGAAGAAATATTTAAACGTACTAAAAACGTTGAGAAAATAAAAGAAAAAATATTTATAGGTAAACCTACTGGATTTATTAAGCCAGAAATACAAAAAAAACTAATAAAAGGTCTGCAATCTTATAACAATGAGGTTGACAAGGTTAATAAAGTTATTGCTGATGGTGCTGATATTGATGTGGACAAAATTACTAAATCTCTTAATGAAGACATTTTAAGGCTAGGTATTGACGATTTATCTATTACACCAAAAGATATAGAACGTATTACAGGCAAACCCTTTTCGGATTCTTTGCCAAAGAGTTTAGATGAAATCTATTACGAAATAGACCCAGCTACAGGAAGGCAGAAATATTTTGATGCTGGCCCTAATCCTGCAGACCGAGCTAAAGCTTATTTTGAAGACATAGCCGATGAAAAAACAACATTTTTTGAGTTAGCTAATGGTGTAAAGGTGCTTAAAAAAGCTGTTGGTATAAATCAATCAAAGCTTGGCATGAAAATAGATCCATACTTTGATGGTGGTAATTCAAAATACTTTAAATTGCCTGTTAGAGCAAACATTGTAGACTCTGCAAAAAAAAATGATGACTTTATATTTATAGGCGAACAACAAGCTGTAGTTGAAGGTTTTGATCCAGATATTGTGAAAACATACGAAAGTGCACAAAATGAAATAAAAAAAGTGCTAAAAGAACTAGGTGTTGGTGAACAAGGCGTTGTCAAAACAATTAAGGGTACTGGAACAGAGTTTGATGGAACTTATCTTAAATTTACAGATGAACTTAAAAAAGCCATAGAAGAACAAGGCGTAAACGCATTTAAAGATGGTGGACCTGTTGAAATAGATAGAATGTTAGCTGAGTTATGAACCTAGCACATTTATCTGACCAAGAAATAAAAGAAACCCTAGTTCTCAAAGAACGACTTGAATTATTAAAAAATCAAAAGAAATGCCAAGATAGCTTTCTAAACTACGTAGAATATATGTGGCCAGAGTTTATTTGTGGCCGTCACCATAAAATCTTTGCACAAAAACTTGAAGACGTTGCTAACGGCAAAATTAACCGACTCATTGTTAATATGCCGCCTAGACACACCAAATCAGAGTTTTGCTCTACTTATTTCCCTGCTTGGATAATGGGTAAGCAACCGAACCGTAAAATTATGCAGACCACTCACACAGGCGAACTTGCAGTACGATTTGGTCGTAAAGTTAGAAACATGATGGATACTGATGAATATAAGCGTATTTTTACAGAAGTAGAGCTACAGGCCGATTCTAAGTCTGCAGGTCGTTGGGAAACTAACAAAGGCGGCGAATACTTTGCTGCTGGTGTTGGAGGTGCTATTACAGGTCGTGGTGCAGATTTATTGATTATAGATGATCCACACTCAGAACAAGATGCATTAAGCCCTAGTGCCTTGGAATCATGCTGGGAATGGTATACTTCTGGACCTAGACAGCGTTTACAACCAGGAGGAGCCATAATCTTGGTTATGACAAGGTGGAGTTCTATAGACCTAACTGCAAAGCTTTTAGACGCACAACAAGAAGAAGCTGCAGATCAATGGGAAATAGTGGAGTTCCCTGCTATATTCCCTGAAACCAACAATGCTTTATGGCCAGAGTTCTGGGCCATAGATGAATTAAATAAAGTCAAAGCTTCACTACCTGTTCAAAAATGGAATGCACAGTGGATGCAAACCCCAACATCTGAAGAAGGTTCTATTATCAAACGTGAGTGGTGGAATGTATGGGAGGGAGATGCTTTGCCAGGTGTAAGCTATATTATACAAAGCTACGATACTGCCTTTAGTAAAAAAGAAAACGCTGACTACTCAGCTATATCTACATGGGGTGTATTTAGACCTACCCCTGACTCACCTGATTGTATTATTTTACTTGATGCTCAAAAAGGCAGATGGGACTTTCCAGAACTAAAACGGATAGCCTATAACGAATATAAATACTGGGAGCCCGATATGACCCTGATTGAGGCAAAAGCCTCTGGAACACCCTTAACACACGAACTTAGAAGGCTTGGTATCCCTGTTGTTAATTACTCACCAACAAGAGGACACGATAAATCTACTCGTATGCACTCGGTTGCACCTATGTTTGAATCCCAACTGGTGTATGCACCAGAGCGAAAGTTTGCAGAAGAAATGATAGAGGAATGTGCTGCGTTTCCTTTTGGAAAAAATGACGATTTATGTGATACTATGACTCAAGCTCTCATGCGATTTAGAGAGGGCGGTTTAGTTTCTCTTGACGATGACTATTCAGATCAAGACAAAGCACCAGTTAGAAGGGTATATTATTAATGGCAATAGAAAAAGAAATCAACCCAACCGTACTTAACGAAGAAAACCAAGTCCCGCTAGGTGATGAAGGCATGGAAGTAGCACTTGCTGCAATCGAAGAAGCTGGTATGGAAGACTTTATTATGCAAGAAGATGGCAGTGCTGTCTTAGAATCTAGCATGCAAGAACAAATAGACACAGGGTTTGATGAAAATTTAGCTGAATCTATGAACGATAGTGATTTAGCAAGAATATCTAATCAACTCATGGATGGTATTGAAAAAGATAAATCATCTCGTGAGGATTGGGAAAAAACCTACACAGACGGACTTAAATATCTAGGTATGAAGTTTGACGATGAAAGGTCTGAGCCTTTTGAAGGTGCATCTGGTGTTATACATCCCCTATTAGGTGAAGCAGTTACAACCTTCCAAGCACAAGCATACAAAGAATTATTACCCTCTGGTGGTCCTGTAAAAACACAAGTTATTGGTGCTTACGATAGTGGTGTTGAAGAACAAGCACAAAGAGTTAAAGAGTTTATGAATTATCAAATTACTCATGTTATGGAAGAGTTTGATGAAGAGTTAGACCAAATGTTGTTTTACTTACCTCTTGCAGGTTCTGCATTTAAAAAAGTTTATTACGATGAAGCTCTAGGTAGAGCTGTTTCTAAGTTTGTAGCTCCAGAAGATTTAATCGTACCTTACTACACGACTGATTTAGAATCATGTCCTAGGATTACAAACGTTATTAAAATGCCTGAGAACGAAGTTAGAAAACTTCAGGCTCTTGGTTTTTATCGTAAAGTAGAAATAGATTACGGTGATGATATAGAGTCATCTGATGTGAAAGAAGAAATAGATAAGTTATCTGGTATGGAGTCCTCTTATGATGACGGTGAAGTATCCATGCTATACGAGGTGCACTGTAATTTAGAACTAGATGGCTTTGAGGACATGGATGAGTCTGGAGAAGCAACAGGTGTAAAGCTACCTTACATTGTTACTATTGATGTAAATTCTAGCGAAATACTATCTATTCGTAGAAACTTCCAAGAACAAGATCCGTTAAAAAATAAAGTTGAATACTTTGTGCACTTTAAGTTCTTACCTGGTCTAGGATTTTATGGGTTTGGTCTAACACACATGATAGGTGGTTTATCTAAAGCATCTACCTCTATACTTAGACAATTAATTGACGCTGGTACCCTTGCAAATCTACCTGCTGGTTTTAAGACTCGTGGTATTAGAATAAGAGATGAGGACACACCAATCCAACCTGGGGAGTTTAGAGATGTTGATGCTCCTGGTGGATCACTTAGAGAATCAATCCAACCACTACCATTTAAAGAGCCTAGTGGTACATTATTAAATTTACTAGGTATATTAGTAGATGGTGGTAAAAAGTTTGCATCAATTGCTGAGATTAACACTGGAAAAGGTAATCCAAATGCACCTGTAGGAACTACACTAGCTTTACTAGAAAGGTCTACAAAGGTTTTATCAGCTATACACAAAAGACTGCACAATTCACAGAAAAAAGAATTTAGGTTGTTAGCACAAGTATTTAAAGAATACTTACCGCCTGAATATCCTTATGCAATAGCAGGTGGTAACTCACAAATTAAACTAACAGACTTTGATGATAGGGTTGATATATTTCCAATCTCTAATCCAGATATATTTAGTCAATCCCAACGTATTGCTATGGCACAAGAAATGATGGCATTGGTGCAATCTAATCCAGATGTGCATGGACCTACTGGTATATACGAATCTTACAAAAGAATGTATGCAGCAATTGGTGTAGATAATATAGAAAAAATACTTACACCACCCCCGCCAACAGAACCTAGTCCTTTGGAAGCAGGTTTTGAAAACAACAAACTTTTGCTAGGACAACAAGCTCAAGCCTTTGGTCAACAAAACCACGATGCTCATATTGCAACACATATGGCACTTTTACAGACACCACCTGTGCAAATGAATGCACAAGTACAGGCTTTGATACATTCACATATTATGCAGCATTTACAAATGCAAGCAGATACTTTAGCTGAACAACAAATGCCACCAGAAGTTCTACAACAATTTCAGCAGTTGCAACAACAATCACAACAAGCTAATCCAACAGAAGCACAGCAAATGGCACAACAAGCAGGCAATATATTGGCACAATTTTCAGCACCAATCATGGCACAGCTTATAACAGAATATAGCCAGAAGGTTGCAGACCCAAGTGATGAAGATCCATTAGTAGCAATTAGAAAACAAGAATTAGCACTTAAAGGTCAAGAATTATCTATGGAGCAACAACAGTTCCTACAAGAGGAAAAACGTAAAGCTATGGATGCACAAAGAAGAATTAACGTAGATAAAGATAGAATAGAATCTATGGAAGATATAGCAGAATTACGTGATGAAACAGCTAGAGCAAGGCTAGAACAACAAGCTCGTTTTAAAATGATGGATATACAAAACAAAAATTAACACTTGCAAAATTAAAATTCAAACAACATAATAAAACACATGATTAAAAGAACAGAAATAAGTCAACAGAAAACACCCAAAGTATTGAAGAATAAAAACAGCTATAGCAATAAAGGCAGTGCGTCTTTGAAAACTAAAGCTGGTACTTTTTCTAACAGTACCAAACCTACACCAGGTATGGGTAAAGGAAAAGCAAGAGGAATGGGTGCCGCCGAGTTTGGTGGTAAGTTTTCAGGCATTTATTAATGTCATCAGTTTGGCTTGCTGAAAAGTTTTTAAAAGAACTTGAAGCTAGAAGAGAGGATACAAAAGACGCTATGCTGTCTGGTTGTAAAGACTTTTCTCAATATGAATATCTGCGGGGCCGTTACAGTTCTCTAGCCGATGCAGAAAATATTTTTAGAGAACTGCTAGGAAAAACACAAGAAGATGACCAAGATACAAGTCCCTGATCATGTCGCAAAGTCCATAGAGGCAGATTTAAAAAAAGAACAACAAGAAACTCCAACCCCAGAAATAAAAGAAAACCCTGCCTATGTAGAGGAATCAGCACGGGTGTTGGATCCTACTTTATTAGAACAATCTTTTGTAGACCGTATGCCACAACCTACAGGTTGGCGTATATTAATCCTACCTTACAAAGGTAAGGCGGTTACAGAAGGCGGAATCCATCTAGTTCAATCTACTGTAGATAGAGAATCTCTAGCTACTGTTGTAGGCTATGTGGTAAAAATGGGTCCTGATTGTTATGCAGATGCAAATAAATTTGCTGAACCATGGTGTCAGGAAAAACAATGGGTATTAATTGGCAGATATGCTGGTGCTCGCTTTAAGTTAGGTGATGAGTCTGAATGTAGAATCATTAACGATGACGAGGTGATAGCTACCATACTTGATCCTGATGATATTCTTGCAGTATAAGGAGAAAATATGTCTGAAGAAAATGCAAAGGTAATAGAAGAAACAGTAGTAGATGAAGGAGAAATTGTTGAACTAGAGCCTGTAGAAGAAAAACCAAAAACACAGATTCCTATGGAATCAGTTGATGAAGAAGCAGAAGCTAAAATAGAAAACGTTTCTGAAGAACCAGAAGCAAAACAAGAAGAAGAATTAGAAGATTACTCTAAAAGCGTACAAAAAAGAATAAATAATCTTACAAGAAAGCTTAGAGAAGCAGAAAGAGGACAAGAATCTGCTTACGAGTATGCAAAAAGAACTGCTGCTGAAAACGAACAACTTAAAACTAAAAGCTCAAACCTAGATAGATCTTATTTAATGGAAGCAGAAAATAGGTTAAAGTCACAAAAGCAACAAGCTATGTCTGCTTTGAAAGCTGCACATGAAGTGCAAGATTATGAAAAAGTAGCCAAAGCACAAGATGTTCTTGCAAAAATAGCTGTAGAAGAAAACAAAGTAAATACTTCTAAGATGTCTTTAGAACAAGAAGTGCCAACGCAAACAGTAAATCCAAATGTGCCACAGCCAGCACCACAGTACCAAGCACCGCCAAAACTTGATGAAAAACAAGAAAAATGGGTTGAAAACAACTCTTGGTTTGGTGAAGATGAAATTATGACTCTAGCAGCTTTTTCAATAGATCAAAAATTAGTACAAGAAGGTTTTGACCCTAAGACTGATGATTATTACAATGAAGTTGATAAAAGATTGCGAATAGAGTTTCCACACAAGTTTGAAGAGTCTTCTGCTAAGTCGAAGCCTCAACAAAAGGTGGCTTCAGCAGGCAGAGTAGCTGGTAATACTAGCTCAAAAAGACAAGTTAAGTTGTCGCCAGCAGAAGTTCAAATGGCAAAAAGATTAAACGTACCCTTAACAGAGTACGCAAAATATGTTAAAAGGTAATAGTTATGACAGAAAAAGATAACAAAGATTTAAACAGAACACCACGTTCTGCCGACACACGAGCTGATAAAGTAGCTCGCAAACCATGGAGCCCACCATCTACGTTGGATACTCCTCCTGCACCTGAAGGTTATACTTACAGGTGGATCAGAGCCGAAATTGTAGGCCAAGAAGATCGTAAGAATATAACTTCAAGATTAAGCGAAGGTTTCGACCTAGTCAGATCTGACGAGTTACATGATTCTGACCAAGATCGTTTTGACACATTACAACAAGGTAAACATGCAGGAGTTGTTGCACGAGGTGGTTTGCTATTGGCTAAGATTCCAAACGAAACGCGGGAAGAGAGAAACTCCTACTATGCTAACCGTGCTAAAACTCAGCAAGATGCTGTAGATAACGATATGATGAAGGAATCAGATCCAAGTTCTCCGATGTTAAATCCTCAGAGATCAAGCAAAGTAACTTTTGGCGGTGGTCAACGAAGTTGATCGCTTAAACTTTAATAACAAATATAAGGTGACTTATTATGGCTAACAAAAATGCCCCTTTCGGAGCACGAGTAGTAGGTAAATTAGGTTCTGGAGTCCAAAATGGTGGAACTACAGAATACGCAATTGCCTCAGGTGCTTCTGGGAATATTTTTTCTGGCGATTTAGTAAAAATGCTCAATACTGGTACTATTTTAGTAGCTGGTGCTGGGGATGAGTCTATCGGTGTATTTAGAGGTTGTACTTTTACAAACTCTTCAGGTGAAACTATTTTTAGTTCTCACTTCCCTGATGGAACTGTATCGTCCGATATTAAAGCATTCGTAATAGATGACCCTGATGCTGTATTTGAAATTCAAAGTGCAGGTTCTCCAGCTCAAACTGATGTCGGTTTGAACGCAGATATTTCCTATACTGCTGGCTCTGTGAAAACAGGGATGTCAGCTTTAGAACTATCTGGAACAACAGCAGCTACAACTGCTACGTTCAGAATTATGGGCTTTTCGAGTGACCCAGATAACAGTACAACAGGTTCAGCTAACGTGAATGTGATTGTTAAATTTAATGAGCATTTCTATGTCGATCCAACAGGAGTATAAATAATGGCAATTAACAGATCGCAATTAGCGAAAGAATTAGAGCCAGGTTTGAATGCCTTGTTCGGTATGGAATACTCAAGATACGAAGCTCAACATACAGAAATTTACGATACTGAAACTTCTGATAGAGCGTTTGAAGAAGAAACTCTAATAGTAGGGTTTGGTAATGCAGAGGTAAAAGCTGAAGGTAGCGGTGTCAGATTTGATACAGCTAACGAAGGTTATACATCTCGTTACACCCACGAAACAGTGGCTTTAGCATTCGCACTAACCGAAGAAGCAGTTGAAGATAATCTTTATGACAGACTCGGAGCAAGATACACCAAAGCACTAGCAAGGTCTATGGCTAATACAAAGCAAATCAAAGCTGCATCTGTATTGAACAATGCGTTCTCTACAGTAGGTGGTGATGGTAAAGTTCTTGTAGCTACAGATCACCCACTAGGCGGCGGCGGTTCACTAGCAAACAGAGCTACCACTATGGCGGATCTTAATGAAACTTCACTTGAAGACGCATTAATTAATATCTCTACATTTACGGATGATAAAGGTCTTAATATTGCTCTAAAAGGTATGAAGCTAATTATTCCACCACAATTAGTATTTGTTGCTGACAGATTATTACAAACTCCTGGTAGAGTTGGTACGTCTGACAATGACATTAATGCTATTAAGAATACTGGTATGCTACCTGATGGTTATGTTGTGAATAACTATCTGACAGATACAGATGCTTTCTTCTTGAAAACAGACTGTCCTGACGGATTTAAGTATTTTGAAAGATCACCAATGACAACTTCATTGGAAGGTGACTTCGATACTGGCAACATGAGATATAAGGCTAGAGAGCGTTATAGCTTCGGATATTCAAACTTTAGAGCCGTTTTCGGTTCTCAAGGAGCTTAAAGGAACGAATTATTGTAGCGTTTCTCACTCAACTACAATTATTAAGGGGAGCTTCGGCTCCCTTTTTTTGTTGATTACTTTGTATTGTGGGTGTAAACTCAAGATAGTTTTAAATTAATTAGCTTAATGAGGATCGATTCGATTTCCATTAATACAAGTAAAGGAGTTCATAATGGCTAATCCACATTTTCAAAACTTAATATTATGGGCAGGTAATACTGTTGCTACGGAGCACAAGAAAAATCAGCCTATGTTCGCACCATATCCATCAGATCAAACATTTTATATGTATCATAATGATTTTTTTACATATAACTCTGGTGATTGGACTATAACAACTACTGAGGCTGGTACTGGTAGTGCAACTGAAGCTGTAACATCTTCAGCAGGAGGAGCTTTATTGCTCACAAATGCTGCAGGTGATAACGATTTAGACTTTTTACAATTAAAAGGTGAAGGGTTTAAATTAAGCACAAGTAAGAAAGCATACTTTTCTGCTAGATTCAAAGTAAATGATGTAGATCAATCTGATTTTGTGATGGGTTTAGGTATAACAGATACAACACCTCTTGATACTACAGACGGTGTATTCTTTATCTCAGCAGATGGTGACGCAGGGTTAGATTTCTTAGTAGAGAAAGATAACAGTGCAACAACTACAGAAGATGTAGCAACCATGGCAGATGATACTTTTATCACAACAACTTGGTTTATTGACCCAGATGCTTCAAAAGTATTTTATTCAGTAAATAACGCTGCTCCAGTTGGTGTTGCAATCACTAATTTACCAGATGATGAAGAACTAACCGTATCATTTGGTATTCAAAATGGTGAAGCTTCAGCACAAACTATGACTATTGACTACGTAGTAGCAGCAGTTGAAAGATAAGGAGTAAACAATGGCAGATACAGTAACTTCACAAACTATCCAAGATGGTGAGAGAGTCGCAGTATTAAAGTTTACTAATGAATCTGACGGTACAGGCGAGTCTTCAGTCAAAAAAGTTGACGTATCAGCACTTACTACCAATAGTGCTGGTGAATCTTGCACAAGTGTGTCATTAGCACGTATCTACTGGGCAACTAGAGGTATGGGCGTTGATATTGAGTTTGATGCTACAACTAACGTTCTAGCTATTCCATTACCAGCAGATAGCACAGGTGATGAATACTATGACGATAGATTTAGTGGCATACCAAATAATGCAGGTTCTGGTGTAACTGGAGATATAGACTTTACTACGGTAGGTCACTCAAGTGGTGATGCTTATTCAATCATATTAGTTTTGAATAAAAATTATTAATGAATGGCAGAGTACAAAGGCAAAACCGTAACTCTTAACAGACCTAGGGCTATCCCAAAAGGTAGCCCTGGTTATGGTAAAAAACGTAAAGAAGTTTTTGTCAAAGGTTGTAGTAGCGAAAGCTCTAGAATTAAACGTATAACCTTCGGTGATGCCAAACTCGGCATGCATAAAAATAGCAAAGCAAGAAAAAAATCATATTGTGCACGTAGTGGTGGCATGGGTGGAACTACAGATAGATGTAGTGCAAACTATTGGGCAAGAAAAGACTGGGATTGTTAAATGGCAAAACAAAAACTAAAAAAAGTAATTAAGGGATTGCAAAAAGCAAGCAAAACCCACGCAAAACAGGCTAAAACACTGCAATCTATAAAAATGAAAGACGGTGGAACTGTTAAAGACGCTTGTTATAAAAAAGTAAAAGCTGCATCTAAAGTTTGGCCAAGTGCTTACGCTAGTGGTAGATTAGTGCAATGCAGAAAAGTTGGTGCAGCCAACTACGGTAATAAATCAAGAGCAAAAAAAGCAAAAGGTGGCCCAGTAATAAGAGGTCAAGGTATTGTAATGCCTAATAGGCTAAGGTAATGGCAAAAGAAAATTTAAGAGATTGGTTTAATAAAAACGATGGTAAAGGTTGGGTTGATTGCAAAACTGGAAAACCATGTGGTAGACAAAAAGGTGAAAAAAGAGGTTATCCTGCTTGTAGACCAACAATGGCTGAGTGCAAAAAAGCAGGTGCTGCAAAAGCTATAAAGAAAAAAACTAGCTCCAAAAGAGTCAACTGGCAAAAAAAGTCCACAGGAGGACCTATGATAAAAAATAAATCTAAAGCTGATCTTAATAACGATAACGTATTATCTACATATGAAAAGAAAAGAGGTATGGCAATTGAAAAAGCTATGGCACAACAAAATAGAGTGAAAAAGAAAAATGGTGGTTTTATAGCTAAAGGTTGTGGTAAAGTTATGAATAACCGCAGAAAAGTAACCACTATAAGCTAGGAGAAATTATGCCAAAGAAAAAATCTGAGGATCCAAAGTTACAAGCTAGATTAAATGCTAAAGTAAGACCAGATGAGCCAGTAAAGGATGAACGTATTTACATAAATATGCCTAAGAAAAAGGCTCCTGCAAAAAAAACTACTGCTAAAAAAGGCAGACCTAAGAAAAAGGATTAATTATGTTTAAAAGAACGAAACATTACGCAATGGGTGGTGCTGTTAAAGGCAGTAAATATATGTCTAAAGGTGGTGCTATGAAAGGATCCAAGTACATGGCTAAAGGTGGTGCTATGAAAGGTTCTAAATATATGGCCAAGGGTGGAGCAATGAAAAAGTCCAAGTACATGGCTAAAGGCGGCCCAATGAAAAAAAGTAAATATATGGCAAAGGGTGGAAAAGTTTAACTTTAAATAACGGGGGTTATTTTGTCTTATTTAATATCAAACATCCCACAGTTTAAGTGTTGGGTGCGTAAAGAATTTACAGCAAATCATCAAAACTATCATGGTGAGTATTTGCACGCTTTAGCGTTTGCAGTCAACACTATTCCTGATAGATCTTTATCTTTTCAAGTTGTTTTTACTGGTTGTGAAACAGATTTTGAAGGTTATCCAGATGAAAACGTGCATGGAGGTGCTATGTGGGCCAGAATGCCTATACAAGCTCTTGTGGCCGATGTGCCGTTACAAGACTGGCCACAACCTATGGAAGATCATCTAGCTCAACCTTGGGACTGTCTTAGTCACCATCATTCTGTAATTGTCTTAGATAGAGTTAGCTCTTCTCCGTGGATATGTAAAATAGGTGGTGAATTTTACACAGGAACATATATGTTTACTGTTGATTATACCGAAAACAGTATTGCTGATGATTCAGCACAGCATAAACAAAGCCATGTGCTATACTTGACTGATGCAGGTGAATACACTGGTAATTTTGTAGCCTTGCCTAATAATAGAGTCAGAGCAACAAACCCTGCCTTATGGCGAGTTGGAGAAGGTGCTCCCGACTTTTCACCAAGTCAGTGGATTCATACAGCAGAAAAACATGAAAGTTATATAGATCCAAATATAACATTTGATAATTTGTATAACCAAGAGGATAATAAATAATGGCATTATCAGGCAGCACAAATTTTGAACCAAACGTAACTGAGTTTATTGAAGAAGCATACGAAAGATGTGGAGCTGAACTAAGAACAGGTTATGATTTAAAAACAGCAATACGTAGTGTAAATCTTATGTTAGCAGAATGGGCTAACAGAGGCCTTAATCAATGGACTATAGAAGAAGCCACACAAACTGTTACAGAAGGCACTACAAGTTATTCCTTAAATTCTAATGTCATAGATATTTTAGATGTGGTTGTACGTAGAACAGTAAATCAAACACAAACAGACATAAGCATGAATCGTGTAAGTAGAAGTGAATATATCAATATTCCCAATAAAACTACAAAAGCAAGACCATCTCAATTCTTTTTTGATAAATTAAGCACACCTGCACTTAAAGTGTGGCCAGCACCTGAAAATAGCACTGATGTTTTAGTTTTTAACAAACTTGTGCGTATGGATGATGCAGATAAAGCTACAAATACTATGGATATGCCTTTTAGGTTTTATCCTTGTTTTGTTGCTGGTCTAGCATATTATTTATCGTTGAAAAAAAATCCGCAACTCACCCCACAGTTAAAAGCTTTGTATGAAGAAGAGTTCCGTAGAGCTGCTGACCAAGACGAGGATAGAGCTTCATTTAAAATCAGACCAAATATAAGGATGAATTAATATGGCATACGCACTTGGTAAATTTGCAAAAGCTTTATGTGATAGGTGTGGTTTTGAATATAAATTAAATGAACTAAAAGAAGAATGGAACGGGTTAAAAACATGTCCAGATTGCTATGAGCCAAAGCATCCACAACTAGAGCCGCTTACAGCTACTGCTGATCCAGAAGCTTTGTATAAACCAAGACCAAATAATGATGTAGAAGAAGGAGAAGGTTTTGTTGTTGTTGTGCAATCAAATAACTTTAAACCAGACTTTTTAAATCCATCTACTTTACCGACTAACTTTACAGTTAGCGAGATGACAGGTGGATTAGGCGAGGTTACAATAGTTACATGACATTAGCAGAACTAAAAACATTAATACAAAATTATGTAGAAAATACAGAAACTACATTTGTAGCTACATTAGATGATTTTATTAAAAATGCTGAAGAAAGAATATTTGAGCTTATACAGTTTGATTATTTTCGTAAAAACGTAACAGGTACTTTATCAACAGGTAATACCTATCTTACAGCTCCTACAGATTTTCAAATGTCTTTTTCACTAGCCGTAATAGATGGTAATGGTGATTACAAATATTTAGATAAAAAACACACTACTTTTATGCGTGAATTCTCTGTAGATCCAACAGACACCACATTACGAGGTCAACCGTTATATTACGCAGATTTTGATAAAGATTTATCTACAGCCTCTAATAACGGTTCTACGTTGATTGTAAGTCCAGTTCCAGATCAAGACTATAATGTAGAATTACACTACCTATTTAAACCAAACTCATTAGTAACAGACACAACTGGCACTTGGATCTCCCAAAATGCTAGAAATGCATTACTATATGGAGCATTAGTAGAAGCTAATATATTTTTAAAGGGTGAGAGCGACATGCAACAGCAATACGAGCAACGCTTTTTACTTGAAATTACAAGGCTTAAAAACCTTGCAGAAGCTCGCGGAAGGAGAGATGAGTACCGTTATGATTCTTTGAGGACAACGGTATCTTAAAAAATACATGGAAAAAATTGAAAGTCTAAAGGGCAAATCAGTAGCTATAGTTGGTCTTGGTAAAAGCTGGTTTGATTATAATCTTGCAAAATCACACGGAGTACACTTTGATGAGGTGTGGGCAATAAATGGTGTAGGTACGGTAATCTACCACGATAGAGTATTTATGATGGATCCTGCATCTAGGTTTTTAAATACAGAAGATGCTGGCGGTCAAACTGAAAGTATGGCAAAAATGTTACAAGAGCATGAGGGTCCTATTTATACATGTGAATTAGATGATAGATGTCCAGGTTTAGTTGAATATCCTGTAGAAGAGGTCATACAAGACCTGAATTGCTATTACCTTAATAACACAGTTGCTTACGCAATAGCATTTGCTTTATGGAACGAAGTATCAGTTTTAAAAATGTTTGGTGTAGATTTTTCATACAAAGGTAACTTACATTTTGCCGAAGCAGGTAGAGGTTGTACTGAGTTTTGGTTAAGTAAATGTATATCAGCAGGTATGCAAGTTGAGGTAGCACATACATCTGGGTTACTTGATACTGATGTTCCAGCAGAACAAAAGCTTTACGGTTATCATAGATTAGCAAATCCTTTGATTGTAATGGCAGATGAGAATGGTTTGAAAGTTGAAAAAATAAATAATCTTGAAATTACTAGAAAATCACAAGAACCTATACTAATAGATCGTAATGATTCACATCTAAAACCACCTGAACCAAACAAATGGTAGACGAAATAACACCAGCAGGTTTGCCTAGTTTAGGTATTATAGAAGCAAAAACATCTAATTATGGCGGTCATCCTCCAGAGTTTTGGGCAGAAAGACTTACAGAAAAAATAGTAAGCAGTAGTAATAGTGAGGACCCATATATAAAAGAACAAGCAAGAGCATACAGAGATATGATTTATCAGGTTTGTTTGATTTATATAAAAAATGCTTTAAAATCTTATAAAGCTACTTTGATACAAGATTTATCTGGTCAAGGTAGTGAAGATATAGCAAAAATAATTAAAGGTATTTAATATGGCCATTACATCAACATTAACTACAAGTTTTAAAAAAGAACTATTAACTGCAACACATAACTTTGCAACTAATGGTAATGCTTTTAAACTTGCTTTATTTACAAGCTCTGC